AAAGGAATAATTGATCAAGAAGGATTAAAGAAGATGATTGTCGAATCCGCTTCCGAAGCAAATGAAGCTTATATTTCTAAACTTAGGGAAGACGTGACTAAATTTTCGCAATCGAATTTGATGCTGTCTGCTTTTATCGAGAGTAAAGGACAGAAAGAAGAATTCGTCAAGTTCGCCGAATCAAAAAAACCTAAAACCGAAGCGTAATCATGAAACTAATTGCAGAGTACAGAAAATGGGAGCGCAGTGAAGTTGTAACAGATAACGCGAAGCGTTCGGCGCTGAAAATTCGAAACAGAGAACAAAGAAATTCATTCAGAAGTGTTCAAAAGGTGAATTCGCCAATCAGATTGACTGAAGCACCCTATCTTTCAGATGAACACCAGACAGAAAGATTCTTACTGATTCATTCAGAACCAGTTCTTCAGGCAATATCAGACAGAATCAACTTAGCCTTCAGTAAAAAGGTGACAATTAGAACGACAGAAGAAGAAGTCGAATTCAGAGGTATTTCATTAACACAGAAAGGCGGAAACGAAATCATGACTTTCGGTTGATAAATGACAAAGAAGAAAACAGACATAGCAAAGAAGACTTCAAAAGAGTTAGAAGACCCAAAAGAAGGAAAGCTTTTAGAAAGACATGAAGCATTCATTCAGGAATATCTTCTACACTATAACGGTACGAAAGCTTATCTTAAATTCTACCCTGACGCAAACTACGACACAGCGAGAGCGAACGCAAGTCGATTGCTTGCACATGCTAACGTCAAAGCAAGGGTTGAAGAACTTCGTTCAGATCTTGAAAAAGCTGCGGGCATATCAAAGCTGAAGGTCATCAAAGAATTCATGTCAATCGGTTTCAGTTCGTTCAAGCACTTTCAAAAAGATTGGATGACGAAAAAGGAGTTTGAAGAACTATCTGATCAAGAACTTGCTTGCATATCTGAAATAAGAACCGAGACGATAACCGTTGACGAACACGTTTCAAAAGAGGTGGTCAAGTTCAAGCTGCATGATAAACAGCGAGCGCTTGAAAACCTGTCGAAGCTTCTGGGCTATAATGAACAAAGCGAATCAGATGCGCCTACAAATATTCAAATAAACATTGTTAACCCAAACAAATAATTCGTATATTGCACCAAGTAACAAAAAAGTAACAATCATGAAACAATCAGATTTAAAAGAGAAAATCGAAAGATTTGAAAAGGAGAAGAACGACCATTTGAAAAACAACAGGCCAGTTTCTGCTGCTAAAGTTCAGAAATCAATTGATTCATTAAAAACTCATTTAGAAGAATGACACCAACAAAAATCAACGTCTTCACTTCTTGGTTAAAATCAACAGGAAAGGCAACCAATCAAAAAACGTCGAACTTATTAGGAAAGCAACACAAGAAACCGCGCGTTTCAGTTGCCCCTGATTTTAAAGGGTAGGATATGTCAAAATTAGAAGAAGAATACACTAACCACTTGATGAAACAAATCAAGGCTGAATTTGACAAGGCAGAAGAAAGGATTCATCAGCTTATAATTAACCCGCCAACACATGAAAGGTTTGAAGGTTTTCTGAAAGTTATAACAGAACACGCTGACGAAGTAGTAGGTCAATTCAAACTGAATGAGTGCATAAACGTCGATAAACACATGAAAGAAACGATCAATGTTCTTCATCAATTAGAGACATGCACCGAACTTTATTCAAAGCAAAAAATCGAAAGCATTAAGAGAGCGAGAACTGAACTGATATTTGCTTTCGGACACGCTGATATAAAAAGAAGTTAAAAACACACGAACGGGCGATTTAGGATTGACAAACTAAAGGCTCCAAGTACAAAGCTGCAAATAAAAGGGCGTACCATCATCTTCCCGCAGCACAGAAGCAAAGGACTTCAGAATCTAATAACGTAAACGGGTTCTGTCGATTCAGTCAAGAATTAGCCTTTGCTTTTGTTTGGTGATAGAAATAAACAAATAATGAACTGGAATACTTTCATATTTATAGTTGCAAGTCAGATTCACTTCTTGACGGCTGCACCTATTTATGGCGAAGCGTTCACATATTGGGATAAATAAACAAGTGTTAATTGTGTTAAAAAATATTTTCAATTTCTTGTTCAAGCAAAAAGAACATGTGTTGACGTTTTCGGAACTCATGATTCAGGTCGATAAAGCAGAAGACGTTGAAGAACTCGAAGAAGCTTTTGAATATTTCGTAGAAAATCAACATCACTATTCAGTGATTCAACAGAACTTCGCGAAAGAACACCTGAAAGAAAAAGTCATTCAGGTTAAAAATTCGTATCTTGAACAAATCAAATTGATTAACAATGAATGAAGAACAAAAAAATAAAAAGGCAAATAGCAAAGGAATGACAATTGCTATCCTAATCATTTTGGGAATTCCTGCCGCTTATTATATTTGGGCAATATTGCAAACCTTCTAAATGAATATAAATTTCGAGCCTAACAAGAAGCAGTTTGAATTGCTTTCTGCTTTTGATGCGCCCGAAATCACTGAAGCGCTTTACGGGGGCGCTGCGTCTGGTGGTAAATCTTACGGACTTAGTGCAATGCACATAATCAAGTCGTTTGAATATCCTGGTATTCGGTCACTGATCGGAAGAAAGGAGTTGAAGAACTTGAAAGCAACAACGCTTCAGTCGTTCTTCAAGGTGGCCAACGATTGGAAACTAAAAAAAGACAAGCACTACGAATACAATAAAAGCGAATCTGTTATAACATTCCTAAATGGTTCGCAGATCCTGCTTCGAGCTTTGCCGTATTTACCCAATGACCCGAATTGCGAATATCTTGGTTCACTCGAATTGACGTTTGCTTCCATTGATGAATCAGGCGAAGTTGATCAAAAGGTTTCTTCAGTTCTTCATTCAAGATGCGGCCGTTGGTTAAACGAGAAGTTCAAAATTGACCCAATGCTTTTTCACTATTCGAACCCGTCACGAAACCACCTGTTTAGAAATTTCTACGCAGCAAGCAAAAACGGAACGATTGCAAAAAACCGTTTGTTCATTCCTGCACTGATAACAGACCACCAAAAGAAATATAAAGATTTCGACCCTGTTAAATATGCGGAACACTTACGGCAGACTTTGAGCTTTGCAGATTATCAACGTTTGGTTCTTGGTAAATGGGAATTTGACGACGACCCGAACGCATTAACAACATTCGCTGCAATTAATCAATCGTTTGATTATGTCAAAGGTTCTAATGATTCAGGAAAAAGATATATCACAGCAGACATTGCTTTCGAATCTGATCGTTGCGTCTTTATCGTCTGGGAAGGTCTGGACGTTTTAAAGATTGTAGATCATGACAAAACGAAACCACCCGAAGAAGGTATATTTGAATTGCAACAGGAATACAGCGTTCCGAAATCTAACATTATATACGACGCAACAGGCGCGGGCATGTATTTGAAGAATATGCTTCAGGGTGCATACGCTTTTCATTCAGGGGCCAAACCTTTGAAGGGCGAAAAGTACGAGCATTTAAAAACGCAGTGTTATTTCTATTTAGCTGAAGCGTTCAACAAAGGAACGATCAGAATATTCGACAACAGATATCAAGACGAGATTGTCGACGAATGTCTTCAGATTAAAACCATACCAAAAGAAAAGATTGAATCAAAAGTTCGAATGATCAAAAAGGATGAAATCAAAAAATATATCGGACGGTCACCCGATATTCTGGACGCGCTCGCAATGCGTTTTGTATATGAAATAAAAGGAAAGTTTCAAAGCTGCATTTAATTTTGTAAATTGGCCGCTAATTAAAGTAACAAATGAGTAAAACAGTAGAACAGAAAAAAACCGAAACTTTGACTTTCAAAAATTCATGGTCTGAAGTTACGCTTCGCGAATTCATAAATATTGGAAGAATTCAAGGTGATGAAAAATACAACGATTTAAGATTGTTGCAGCGTTTGAAAATAATCGAGATATTGACTGACGTCGATTTCGACTATATTAAAAAAATACCTGCTTCAAATCTTGGGCCTATTTTCGAAGCGACATCTTTCATTGATAAGACACCGCCGAAAGTTAACATCAAGAAAAAGAAGCCTTTTAAAATTGACGGTGTTGAATATATGTTCAACCCTGACTTTAAAAACATGAGTGCGGGCGAAATGATTTCTGTTGAACAGTTGATCATGGATGCAAACAAAAAAGGAGAGAATTCAACACCTGGTATTTTAGCGATATTGATCAGACCGACTGAAGTTGTTCCAGATGAAAAAGGCGGAATGAAGACAGTCATTCAAGAATTCGATTCTGCTTCATGGGCTGAACGAAAAGAAATGTTTCTTGACAAATTAACGGTCGAGAAGTTTTATCATGAATTAGCTTTTTTTTTGGATATCGACAACGGCAGCGCAATAACTACCCTACTGTCTTCAAACGAGCAAAAGAAATCACAAAAGAAGACGGAACCAAAAAAGTAGTCGAACCAGAATACGACCCTTTTGCGTTTATTCGTTTCGTTGACTTGATGGTTGACGGCAAGTTCTGTCAGACTGTTTCGGAGTTTTACAAATTGAATTGGATATCTTGCTTGAACTGGCGTTCATGGCAGATTAAAAAAAATGAAGAATTAAAAGCAGCAAGCAATGCCTGAAAAAAAAGTATCACTACAAAGAATATTTGACGTCATTCGAGAGATTGCCGAAAAGCATGAAATGATTGAAGATAACGATATCGGCAACGAAGCAATGCGCGGCCACTCGACAGGACAGAACAAAGACGAGCCAGAAGAACAACCGCATGAACTTCTTTTTCCTTATTTATTTACAGATGTAGTCGGCACAGACTTAACAGTCGGGGCCAGTGGATTCGTTCAAGCAAAGACATACAAAATAAATCTGTTTGTTGCCGACAAGCATAATTCACATGCAAAAAATGATGAAGATATTCTTTCAGATACTGAAGCGATTCTGACTGACTTGATTATATACATAAATCAAAACCAGGATCTTCGCGAATTCGTTATCGGAATAGGAACGACTTCTTTGATTCCTGCCAGACATACAACAATTCAAGAAGCCTTCGGTTTCCAATGTGTGCTAAACATAAAAGTAAAAGCTGCAACTTGTTGGGAGCTTCTACCATTTAAAGACGCTAACTGCTAAACGTGGCAATTCAAGACACCATATCATCAGGAATTGAACCAGTTGCGCAACGGTTGGCGCTTGCGTACGAAGAACAGCTTCGCGAAATACTGATTCAAAACGGCAAAGAATCAAGCGGCACTTTGGTTAACTCTATTCGTTCAGATGTTAGGACGGATGGCGACAAAGCCGTGATTGAAATCTACGCTGAAGACTATCTTCGTTTTGTTGATCAGGGTCGAAAGCCTGGTCGGTTTCCACCTATTGACAAAATACGTTCATGGGTAGCAATTCAAGGCATTTCTGAAGAAGCGGTTTTTCCAATAGCAAGAAAGATTGCCACGCAAGGAATACCCGCAACGCCTGTAATAAATCCGACACTTGACAAAGTGCTTGATCAGTTTAGACCAATCTACGAAAAGGAGCTTGAAAAAATCGCGGGCGCGGTTCTTGTGAATGATGTCTTCAGCGCAACAAATACGAAGGGCCAAATATTACCAAAATCTTTAACAGTTTAAAAATGGCGTTAACAATAATTACACAACCGCAAACTTATCACGCAGCATATCACCCTGTTGTTTTCAAAGTCAGTAGCACTTTGATAGGGCAGGACGAATTCAAATATCTGTTCAAAATAATAAGCACACCCTTTACCAGAACAATAAAAGTTTCACCGCGTCCAGTTGACGGACAAGGCTACATTGATATAAGACGACACGTTCAAGACATTCTTGACGCAGAACTTTTCGACATCAAAGAAGAATTCACGCAAGAAGGAACAAGTGCCGCCTATACAATGCAGATAATTGAGCAGTACAAAGACGGAAGCGGAAACATAATTGAAGAAACTCCTGTTTCTGTTTCGGGGCTTGTTGGGTTAAATACTATATTCAATAGAAATGATTATCTGACTTATGACGAATCCGACTATAAATTGACAGGTGTCAATTCAAAAATGCTATGGTCTATTGAAAATAATTTGCAAATATTGAAAGACGATTTGTTCTTCATTCATTTCACAATACCTTCGGCTTCTCAATTTTTACGTTTTGTTATTGAAGAATTCTTCGCCAACGGAACAACAAACACCGTCTTAACTACGATTAACGCCGACAGAGTGAACATTCATACTTTTGATTTAGCCGCGAAGCTGACTGATCCTGACAACACAGTTAAAGTTGACGTCTGGTTCACGCTTACAGATTTGACGCAGGTTTCGGAGAAAAGAACTTTCTTCTTGAAAGACCCTTGTTCGATTTACAGAAGACACCGAATCATTTATCTTGATTCAAAAGGCAGCAGAAGCAGCTTGAACTTTGATCAAGTCAGCAACCAAACGACACAAGTTCAACCGAAGACATACCAGAAATTTATTGACATATCACAAGAAGACGACACGTCCAGAGCGTTGACCAGATTCTTCGTATTATCCGACGAAGTGTTCAATGTGAATTCTGCGATATTATCAGACAAACACAATTCAATGATTCGTGAACTAATAAAATCGACTGACGTTTGGCTTGATGTTAGAAACGACGACAGGTTCCCAAGTTCAGAAGTTGAATTCGTGCCTATCGAGATTTTGACCAAAAACTTCAAAGATTCTAAATCAGAAAATCAGCAATTACTTCAGCAGCAAATTCAATACCGATATGCTTATGAAGATGTAACGCGTTAAATATGGCAGAATCAAGACAACAATTAATAGCAGGAAAATTTGAAACCGCAATTCCGAACGCGGTTCAATTAGACCTGCGTGAAGATATCGGATTCCCTTTGAATATTAAAGCTTCTGAAATTAGGGATATCAAAAGAAGACAAGGTTCGCATTCACCGAAATCAATAAAGCTACCAGGAACAAAGACGAACAATAATTTCTTTGGCGGGCTTTACGACATTGGCGCAGATTTCGAAATATTCAACCCGAACAAAAAGGTTGATTGCAGATTCATTCTTGACGGTGAAGAAATAATCAACGGTTATCTTCAGTTAAAAGAAATCGACACAAATGAAAAAGGCGATACCACGTACAGCATAACCGTATTTGATCAGGTTTCAACATTTTACAGGCAGGTAAAAGACAAAAGAGTTTCTGAAATTGACTTCAGCGATTTGAATCACCCTTTGAATTTGACTTCGCTTCAAAATTCTTGGTCTTCTGACTGGGAAAACTTCGGCGTGTTTTATCCATTATTGAGAGACGCAGACACAAACGGAATCAGAAAGATTGAAAAATTTCAGCCTTCGATTTATGAAATCTTAGTTCTGGACAGAATTGTAAAACAGTCGCACCCGAATTACCCTGATCAAGAATACACGTGGTCGGGAACGCTAAAAGACGATACAACTTTTCAAAGGGAAATTCTGCCATATTCAGGAGATAAGCCGACAATATCAGAAGCGCAAGCTGAAGCAAAAGCAATGTTCGTCGGAAGGGACGGAAATAATACTTTCGCACTTTTAGACCCTGCACCGTCAAGCGGTTATTTGTTTACATTCTTGACAGCAACACCTTTGCCGTTTAATGATGAATTAACGCCGCCGTTCGACGATTCAAACGGATTGTTCGACGGAACTATTTTCACGGCGCCCGTTGACGGGCTATACAGATTTGACTGCAATCTTGGAATAAAAACAACTGTAACATATACGACTGTTAATTCAGTGAACAAGCTTTCTGAACTTAGGGTTTCAATGATTGGCGGTCTTGAAATAAGGGACGCAGGCGGCAACCTTGTTAACCCGATCAGCTTTCAAAATTTGGGAGTTCATAAGCCGTACGAAATTTATGCACAACCAGGCGGCAACCAACACAGCACGCAACAAGCAGGTTCTGTTTATGCGGTGCCGTTGAATCTTGTCGGAACAGTTGGAACGACGACATATATCAGAGCAACACAAAACCCACAGCCAAACGTGACAGGAAACTTTCAAGGCGCTGAAGAAGGCGGTTCAATATACATGCAAGCAGGATGGACTGCAAGAATGAATTTGAGATTCCAAACGCAGGGTCATAAGTTCGTCGGCGAATCAGGAACAAACCCAGATTTAACAATCGACAGAGTTGAATTTGAACTGCTTGACGGTTCTTCATTCCGATCACAAAAGATTCAAACAGGCTTTTCTTCGAATAGTACTGTTGACGTGAATAGCTTCATAAGCCCGAACTTAAAACAGAAAGACATTCTTGACGATATCGTCGCAAGATATAACTGCTACATTTATACGAATCCAGATAACGAAAACGACATTGTATTCGACAAGCGTGACGACTATTTCAATGACGGGCCGACAAGGGATTGGACAAAAAAGAGGGACAACAAAAGCAGGGAAAAAATAGTTATGATCGGCGAACTTCAAAACGCTGAAATTCTTCTGTCTTATAAAAAAGCAAGTGACGCCACAAATAAGGTCTACACCGATTTAAGTGAAGGCGATATATACGGACAATTCAGATTCTTCTTTGATAATGAATTTGTGAAGGGTAAAAAGAAAATTGAAACACCATTCGAGCCGACGCCGTTCGTTCGTCAGGTTTTAGATATACCTTCAACCAATGGTTTGACCGCAAACTTTTCGACGGCAATAGTTCCTGCGATTGATGTTTCTGAACCGAAGACAGGCTTCAGAGTTTTATATGCTCGTCAGAATTTATTTACTGGTGACGTCACAATAAATCAAGACGGATCTGAACAGGTGAAGTTTGTGATTCAAAGTAAAGATTCAACTTCGGGTCTTGACATCTATACAGAGATAACAGGCTACCCGTATTCGGGACACTATGACGAACCGATCAACCCAACCATAAGCACCAACTTCGGGAACCCGAAAGTCGTTCTTGCAGAAATGCCTTCTTCTGGTTCTGGAACTTGGGAGCCACCCGCAGCAACTTTATTTCAAGTTAATTGGTTGAACACAATGCGACAAATCGCAAGGGGCCAACTATTAAAAGACGTGTTTGAATTGTCACCTGAAGACGTTGCTTTTGTTAGGCGAAACCCTAACTGCAAAATATTTATTGACAATCAAGTGTATTTTGTTAACGACATTTTATTTGAAGGAAATCAAAATTTGACTAAATTAGCGCAAGTAGAACTTATAACAGCAGAAGGAAACGTTCAGATTCCGACGGCCCCGACAGGGTTCAACGGGAGCTTTGGCGATTCAGGCGCTTCGATATATTCACCACCTGGAACCGTAGTTGATACGGCTTCAAAAGATGAAACTGCAACCAAAGGAAATAATTCAGGGAAGGACACAGAAAATACTTCACTTGTTGGGAGGGGTAACAATATCGGGTCGGGTTCTAAAAACGCAAGTGTTTCAGGAAATGGAAATACAGTTGACCCAAATATTGAAAACGCTAAAATCGAAAACGGTGACAACAATCACGTTCGGGCTAATGACGTTACAATCATCAACCGCGATAACCTGACAGTTACAACTGAAGGCGTCACGGTAAACAAAGACACAATTATTTTTGATTCTAAAATGGGAACGCTATTCAACAAGATTGACGGCGGCTTCAATGAATTAAGATCAAATAATGCGCGTTATAAGGAAAACTTAATTGAAGGCGGAAAGGATGAAGTTCAGAATAGATTTTCTGACAGTGTTGTAAATAAAATAGATTCTGACGACGGAATCACAAACGAGATTTAAAGAAATGATCATAGGCGTAGACGCGAAAATAGTAATCAAAAGAAGCACCACAGCTTCGGAAGTTCCAACGGCAGGGCCGACGCAAGACCATACTGATGGAAGTTGGAGTAAAACAGATATTTATTCAGGTGAATTTTACTTGAATGAAGCTGACGAGCGTCTTTTTATTAATGTTGATGGAACAATCAAAGAACTTGCTTTTGCAGGTGGTTCTTCAAACACCATTTATTCAGGAGACGACACGGTCGGCGCAGGTAGGGTTGTAACACTTACGGACACGCTAACAATTGAAGGCGGTCAAACTACCTTTAAAGGCGTTGGAACTGGAACGGATGTTCTGGTTCGACGTGAAATGTCAAACGGGGCGGCCAGACAAATTGTATATGACAATGGGCAAAGCGGGACAGGCTACGGAGTAAATGCGACAATTCAGCCGACATTTGGAAATTACCATAACGCGATCGGCTACAATATTGGACACGCTTTTTATACAGGAGCAGGAACAGGAACAGCAATGTTAGTTCAACATATTGGAAGC